TAGGAGAGTTTAATGAAAGAAACTTTTCTTTGGGTTGAAAAGTATAGACCTAAGTCTATACACGACTGTGTATTATCTAAATCACACAAAAAAACATTTTCTGAGTTTGTGAAGAATGGTATTCCTAACTTACTTCTAACTGGTGGGCCAGGTGTTGGTAAGACAACAGTTGCAAAAGCAATGTTAGATGAGATAGGTTATGATTATATTCTTATCAATGGTTCTGAGGAATCTGGTATTGATGTACTTCGTAACAAGATGAAAAACTTTGCATCTACAATGTCATTAGAGGGTAGTAGAAAGTTTATCATTATAGACGAAGCAGATTATTTAAATCCACAATCAACACAACCAGCACTTCGTGGTATGATAGAAGAGTTTCACAAAAACTGTGGATTCATTCTTACTTGTAATTTTAAAAATAGAATTATAGAACCACTTCATAGTCGTTGTAGTGTTGTTGAATTTAACATTCCATCAGAGGAAAAACCAATACTTGCAAAAGAGTTTATGTCTAGTGTTCAAAATGTTTTAGAACAAGAAAATGTTAAGTACGATTTAAGAGTTATCGCAGAACTTATCATGAAGTTTTTTCCAGATTGGAGAAGATGTTTAAATGAGTTGCAAAGATATTCTGCATCTGGAACTATTGATAGTGGTATACTTGTAAATGTATCAGAAAAGAATATGAAAGATTTAGTGGTCTTTATGAAAGATAAAGATTTTACTAATGTTAGAAAGTGGGTTGTCAATAATTTAGATAACGACCAATCAAGAATATTTAGAAAGTTATATGATAAACTATATGAATATTTTGATGGTACTGGTTCATCTGCACAAGCAGTTTTATTACTTGCAGAGTATCAATATAAAGCTGCTTTTGTTGCAGACCAAGAAATAAACTTACTTGCTTGTCTGACTCAAATAATGAGTGAGTGTAAACTTAAATGAGTTATGAATTAAAAGAATATTTAAACTCTATAAACTACACTAAAGTAAATATTATGGATAGTGGTGATGAGATGTATGAAAAGAAGTATTCATCTTTTCTAGTAAACAAATGTCTCGCACCACACAACGATACTATCTTATTAGTGAATGAAATGAATCGTTTTCATAACATAGATAGTAAGATGAAATATGATTTTTTACTAAATACTATTAGGTCAAGGAAAAGATATGCTCCTTGGATAAAACCTAGTAAACAGAAAAATTTAGAGTATGTAAAAGAATATTATGGTTATAGTAATGCAAAAGCAAAATCAGTTCTAGACATACTAGACAATGAGCAAATTGAGTTCATTAAGAATAAGTTAAGTAAAGGTGGAATGAAATGAATGAATCATTATGGACTACAGACAAAATGTTTGAAGTCACTCTCAAAGAACCAGACGATTTTCTAAAAGTTAGAGAAACTCTCTCTAGAATTGGTGTATCCTCCAGAAAAGAAAAAAAACTTTATCAGTCTTGTCATATATTACACAAGCAAGGTAAATACTATATTGTTCACTTTAAAGAGTTGTTCGCACTTGATGGTAAAGAACATAATATTACAGAGAACGATATAGGTAGAAGGAACTCTATTGCAAGCCTTCTAAAAGATTGGGGTTTAGTTAGTTTTGATAACACCCCAGAATTGAAAGCACCTCTCTCACAAATAAAAATAATATCATTTAAAGAAAAGTCCGAGTGGGTGTTAGAACCAAAATATAACATTGGAAAGAAAAAAGAAAATGATGAAATCTCAAGAAGCAATTAGAAACAAATTAAGAACTGCATTTTTAGTTCATGCAGAAGGTCATATTAGAAAACATCTTGCAAATGTTGAGGTGTTATTATCAAACCCAGCTGGTATTGGTGAACATGGTGATATAGTTGGAGAGATAGAAAAAGAATTGAAAGAAGTTGCACATTATGAAGATTTAGTAGATGCAATGAAAAAATACTTTCCAGAGGTAGACCCTTTATTTGAGGATTGATTATTAAGAAAAAAGTGATATAATATACAATATGGATTTTTATACTAATGTTATTCAGTGGGGTAATTTTCTTTTAGTTCGTGGTGTAAGTGGTAGTCAAAGACTTAATTTCAAAGTCAAATATTCACCAACATTGTTCGTTCCAGTTTTGAAAAAATCTGAATGGAAAACACTCGAAGGTAAAAGTGTTACACCATACAAATGTGATACTATAAAAGATGCAAAAGATTTTATTTTAAAATATGAAAGTCAGCCTCATCTTATCTATGGATTAAATAGATTTGCTTACACATATATTTCAGATACATTTCCACAAAAAGTAAATTGGAATAAAGATAAGATATCAATCTTTACTATTGATATTGAAGTACAATGTGAGAATGGATTTCCTAATCCAGAGTCTGCAATAGAACCTTTATTATCAATTACTATCAAAAACCAACAAACAAAAAAGTTAATTGTTTGGGGAATCCAACCTTACAAAAATAAAAGAGAAGATGTAACCTATATTCGTTGTCCTAACGAATATGATATGATTATGGAGTTTATGACTTTTTGGAATAAAAATTGTCCAGATGTAATTACTGGTTGGAATACAGATTTCTTTGATGTGCCTTATTTGTGTAATCGTATTTTTAAAGTTTGTGGTGAGTCTAAAATGCGAGAGCTATCACCTTGGGGTAATGTCAGTTCTAGAAAAATATATTCTATGGGTAGAAATCATTTAGTTTATGATATTATGGGTGTTTCACAATTAGATTATTTGCAACTGTATCAAAAGTACACATACACAAAACAAGAATCATATACACTTAACAATATTGCACTCGTAGAGTTAGGTGAAACAAAAGATGATAATCCATTTGAAACTTTTAAAGAATGGTATGAAAAAGACTTTCAATCTTTTATTGATTACAATATACAAGATGTGGAAATTGTTGACAGGCTTGAAGATAAGATGGGTTTGATTGACCTTGCACTTACTATTGCATATGAAGGTAAAGTAAATTACAATGATGTATTTGGACAAGTAAAATATTGGGATATACTAATATATAATTTTTTAAGAAAAAGAAAGATTGTTATACCACAAAAAAAATCATATAAAAAAGATGAACAATATGAGGGTGCATATGTAAAAGAACCTCTTACTGGTTTACATAAATGGGTTATGTCTTTTGATTTAAATTCACTATATCCACATTTGATTATGCAATATAATTTGTCACCAGAAACATTATTGAAAAGTAAACATCAAGATATTACAGTTGATGATATGCTAAAAGGTGTCAAATTAAACATACCAGACAAAACTACAATTACACCCAATGGTGCATTGTTCAGAACAGATAGACAAGGTTTTTTACCAAAGATGATGCAAGAACTTTATGATGAAAGAGTTATATACAAAAAGAAAATGTTATCTGCACAACAAGATTATGAAAACACTAAAGATAAAAAATATCTAAAACTAATTAGTCGTTATAATAATATTCAAATGGCTCGTAAGATTTCTTTAAATTCTGCTTATGGTGCAATAGGTAATCAATACTTTCGTTATTACGATAAAGCGATTGCAGAGGGTATTACAACAAGTGGTCAATTATCGATTCGTTGGATTGAAGATAAACTTAATCAATATTTAAATAATATTTTAAAAACAAAAAATGATTATGTCATTGCATCAGATACAGACTCTGTTTATTTGACTATGGATAAACTTGTTACTCAAACAATTAAAAGTGATAACGCACTATCTAAAACAATAAACTTTCTAGATAAAGTTGCATCAGAATCTATTGAACCATACATTACAAAATCTTATGAACAACTCAGACAATACACTAATGCATATGCAAACAAGATGTTTATGAAAAGAGAAGTGATTGCAGATAAAGGTATCTGGGTTGCAAAGAAAAGATATATTCTAAATGTTTGGGATAGTGAAGGTGTTTCATACAAAGAAGCAAAGTTAAAGATGATGGGTATTGAAGCTGTAAAGTCATCAACGCCTGCAATATGTAGACAAAAGATTAAAGATGCACTTGAACTTATAATGACAAGTGATGAAAAAG